AGAGCAGGTGTTGAGCCGGCTAAATGCCACATTGCTACCGCATCAGACAGCCTTCTGCGAAGATCAAGAGCACCGAATCCTTGGCCTGGTGTCTGGCTTCGGAGCAGGCAAGACGTACGGCCTGTGCGCAAAGGCCATAAACATTGCTGCGGCCAATATCGGCTACGTATCTGCGATATTTGAGCCTGTTGCACCGATGCTGCGTGACATCCTCGTGCGGTCGATGGACGAGCTATTAGAAGCGATCGACCTGCCATATGACTTCAGGGTGTCGCCTCTACCCGAGTACGTATTGAAGTTCAAAGAAGGCGAGCATACTATATTGCTGCGGACCATGGAGACTTGGAATAGAATTCGAGGCCAGAACCTTTGTGCGGTAGGTTTCGACGAGGTAGACACCACCAATAAACGCACGGCAGAGCAGGCGTCACGTATGGCACTAGCTCGCTTGCGCTCTGGCAATGTGCAGCAGTTCTATGTGGCAACCACACCTGAGGGATTTGGTTGGGCTTGGGAGACGTTTGAGCGTGAGACAGCACCTGATCGGCGATTGATCCGTGCTCGGACTGCTGACAACCCGCATCTTCCCGATGGGTTCATTGATTCCCTGCTGGCAAATTACCCAGAGAAGCTGATCAAAGCCTATTTAGAGGGCCAATTCGTCAATCTAAATACCGGTGCTGTCTATGACCGATTTAATCGTGAGATTCATATCAGCCAGCCGCCGATTGGTCTTGATAATGAGCCGCTACGAGTGGGCCTTGACTTCAACGTGTCGAATATGTCAGCTGTCATCGCTGTGCGTACCAACAACCAGTTGCATGTCATTGACGAGATCAGCGGCGCACACGATACAGACGCACTTGCTAAGGAGATCAAGTCGCGATATCCTCACCGCAAGGTCTACATCTACCCCGATGCTTCTGGCGGCAACCGCAGCACAAACGCGACACGCACCGATATTCAGATACTGGAATCTTATGGTTTTAGCAATCAGTCTCCCAAGGCGAATCCTCCCGTACGTGACAGGGTGGCTGCTGTACAAGCTGCTCTGGAGAACGGCAAAGGCGAGGTGAGGCTGCAGATTGCGCAGCAGTGTATACGCACGATTGAATCGCTGGAGCTTCAAAGCTACACAGATAAAGGCGAGCCCGACAAAGACGCCGGGTACGACCACATGAACGATGCCTTGGGATACTTGGTCTGGCGTGAATTGAACCCGCTTTACGTCAACGCCGGCAGGGGCACAGGTATCCGGCTCTATTAAACTACAGGTATCGGGCTTTGGGCGGTCGTGTATTCAGGATACAATTTTTACGACCGCAAAGCTGCGGCCAATGTCACGCACGTCAATGACCCGAATGGTGCGTGGGTCAATCAAGAGCCGCACTGGGTACTGATCGAAGATCTGATCGGCGGCACGTATGAAATGCGACGGCGGCACAGGCGATACCTGCCGCAAGAAGTACGCGAGCTGGACGAAAGCTACGATCGGAGACTCGCACGTAGTGTGTGCCCACCATATGCACAGCGTCTCGAAAGGATGCTGGCTGGCATGCTTACCCGAAAGCCTGTCAGGCTGAATAACTCGTCAGATCTGATCCGTGAGCAGCTATTCGACGTTGACCTGATGGGCAACGACCTGAATATGTGGACTTATGAGACAGCCCGCAAGATGGTCAGATATGGGCACATTGGTGTGCTAGTAGATGCACCACCAGCTGGCACCATGGGCCGGCCGTATTGGGTGACATATACGCCACGCGACATTCTCGGATGGAGATCAGAGCTAATTGATGGCGCACACCGGCTGACCATGCTGCGACTGGCTGAAAAGGTGACAGAACCTGACGGCGAATTCGGTGAGAAAATGGTCGACCAGATCCGAGTGCTGACACCCGGTGAGTTCAAAATCTATCAGCGCAAAGAAAAAGGCGACTTCGAGATCACAGATGAAGGCACCACCAGCACCACTGAAATCCCTTTCAGTGTGGCATATGCCAACCGGGTCAACTTCCTTGAATCGCGGCCACCACTTGAAGACATCGCTGAGCTCAATCTCAAGGCATATCAGGTTCAGTCTGACCTAGATAATCAGCTGCATATTTCGGCTGTGCCGATGCTGGCCTTTTTCGGCTTTCCATCAGCTGCAGAAGAAGTAAGCGCCGGGCCTGGTGAAGCAATTGCATTCCCTGCAGAAGGTCGCGCCGAATATATCGAGCCTGCAGGCAACAGCTTTGATGCGCAGTTCAAACGACTGGCGCAGATTGAGCAACAGATCAACGACCTGGGCCTGGCTGCAGTGTTAGGCCAGAAGCTCTCAGCCGAAACAGCTGAAGCTAAGCGGATCGACCGCAGCCAAGGCGACTCGACGATGATGGCGATAGCCCAACAGATGCAGGACATGATCGACAACTGCCTGCGGTTCCATGCGGAATTCCTGCAGGACACGCAGCCTGGCAGCAGTTATGTCAACCGCGACTTCCTGGGCCAGAGGCTTGAAGCACCTGACGTGGCCGCACTGCTGCAACTGTACACAGCAGGCACCATCACGCAGAAGACGTTGCTAGATCGACTTGCCGATGGTGAGATCCTGGGTGATGAATTCGAAGTCGAGGAGGAGTTAGAGGCCACGCAGCTTGACGGGCTGGCGGCAGAGCCTGATGCACCGCAGGTGACGCCTGGTCAAGACGAAACCGTTCTGCCCGAGTGATGACTAGTGAGCACGCCGACTGTTCTGTTCCGCAATGCCATCGACCTAAATAGGTACAGCAACAACGTATCTAGGCGATTGGTCGAGTCTTACAACCGCATCATCCTTGAATCGCTGCGCGAATTAGATGTACTGGGTGTCGACAATCCGACCTACCGGGCAGTGCGGCTGCGGTCGATATTGGCGCAGCTCAAAGAATCATTGGATGGTTGGTCGACTGAGAGCCTCAGTCTGCTGGCTGAAGAGCTGACCGGACTAGCCGAGATCCAGTCAACGCAGGCTGCTGCTAATCTGCGAAATGTGTTACCGCGTGGCATGCGCGATGCGGTCAACACGGTAGAGATCAGCCCGCAATTTGCCCGCTCAGTAGTCACAACCGATCCGCTGGACACAGGAGTGGCGGTACTAAGCGACGAGCTGCGAGACGTACCTGCTGCGTTTAGCCTGACGGCACGGCAAGGTGCTGTGATCACGCTACCTGGTGGCGGCACTGTGCAAAAAGCATTCCGAGGGTTAGCCGAGCAGAACGCTGCCAGGTATGGGCAGATTATCCGTGATGGGTTGCTGACTGGTGAGACCACAGACCAGATCATCAGGAGATTGGCCGGCACATTGAGATTCGGCCAGAGGGCCAGATCTGCGCGGCAGCTGGCGCAGGCTGGTGGGCAGGTGACTAGTCTGGCAAATCGCCAGGTGATAGCGCTGGTGCGTACGACCATCAACCAGGTGTCTACCGCAGCTAGCCGAGCTACTTATGAGGCCAATCGAAATGTGACATCCAAATATCAATATGTCGCCACGCTGGACAGCCGCACATCACCGATCTGCCGTGAACTTGACGGCCAAGAGTTTAAATACGGCGATGGCCCAACACCACCGCAGCATTTCAACTGCAGGTCCACTATCGTGCCGGTCGTGGATTTTGAAGCGTTGGGGCTGCCCAGGCCGCCTGAAGGCATGCGAGCCAGCTCAAAAGGCCAAGTGCCTGCCGACATGACATACGGCGAGTGGATCTATAGCATGCGCAACACGGAAGAAGGGCAACAAGAGATCAAGGCAGCTTTTAAGACGAAAGCGCCATATTTTATGCATATGGCCAAGAAGTTCGGGCCAAATCAGGCGATGCGCAAATTCCTTAGGGATGACGGATCTGAGATAACATTGGATGTACTTCGCAGACGTTATCCCAGTGTCTGAGATGCACTCAAAATACAAATTCACGCATGGCGGTGAGGCAGCACCAGCTGAATCACCAGCCAAACCAGCGGCCAAGAAAAAGGCCGCCAAAAAAACCACTACCGAGGACGAGTGATGCCTAGCTACAAAGGACCCAAGAAGCCGCCTCAGACCAAAATGGGTGGCAAGAAAAAGCCGATCAAGAAAAAATGAAAAAAGGCACCCGAGTAAGCTGGATGTACCAGGGCAAGCGCACCTTTGGTGTCGTGACAGGCTCGGGTGGCAAACGCGCCAGCATCAAGACCAAATCCGGCGGCACTGTCACGCGTGTGGGCTCTGATGATGATCCGGTGATCCGAATTAAGTCAGAGTCAACTGGCAATGCAGTTCTTAAAAAGAAATCTGAACTGCGTGCTGCTCCCAAGCGCAAATGACTGTTGAAAGAGCGGGCGAGCGTTTTAAGGACTTCAACGTTCCTAAGCGCACTCCGGGTCATCCGACTAAATCGCACGCCGTATTGGCCAAAGTCGGCAAGCAGGTCAAATTGATCCGATTCGGCCAGCAGGGCGTCAGTGGGTCACCGAAAAAAGAAGGTGAGTCGAAGACAGACCGAGCGCGTCGTGAGTCATTTAAAGCACGACATGCACGTAATATCGCAAAAGGCAAGCTATCAGCTGCATACTGGGCTAACAAAGTAAAGTGGTGATGCAATCAACCCTGCGGGTTATTCATGGCCGAAGAACAGATCCAAGAGGCTGCGCCGACTGGTGACACTCCCGAAGTGGACGGGCTCAAAAACAGCGTTACCGCGCTTGAGAAAAAGAACAGCGAACTAATCGCTGAATTAAGAGCTGCCAAAGCAAAAGCGCCGAAGCTGCCTGAGGGCGTCAATGTCGATGAGCTTCTGGAATTCAAAAGAAAGACTGAACAGGCAGAGCTGGAATCACAGGGCAAATACACAGAGGCACGACAAGCCCTGGAGCAGCAATTCCGTGATGCCACCGCTGAGAAGGATCAGCGCATCGCCGAGCTTGAGGCACGTGTGCGTGAGCTTGAGCTGATCACACCTGCGGTCAGTGCGCTAGCGGATGTGGTGCACGATCCGGACATGATCCTGAAGACCAAACTCAACAGCAGTCAGATTGAACGTGAATCTGATGGTTCTGTGGTCGTGGTCGATGGCTATCAACGCACACCCGTGGCCGAGTGGGCCAAGACGCTGCCCGCCTGGATGCAAAAGGCACCTCAGCCGCAGGGTGGCGGTGCTCCTGTGGGCAGGGCGGCTGGTGAGATCCCACCAGGCACCAAAAACCCATTTGAGCAAGGGCCGAACTTCAATCTGACCGAGCAGTCACGGTTATTCAGGACTGATCGAGCGCTTTATGACCGATTGAAAGCTGCTGCTGGGCGCTAAAGTGTACACGAACGTTTGACACGGCTGCGCCGTTCAAGCCAGGGCTGCGCCCACCACACCGTAAACCATTCTTGAGGATCAGTCATGGCGACTCTTCGCTCTGACATTATCATCCCCGAGGTATTTACGCCGTACGTCATCGAGCAAACCACACAGCGTGATGCCTTCTTGGCTTCCGGTGTGGTGCAGCCTATGGCCGAGCTGAATGCCACCGAGGGCGGTGATTTCGTCAAAGTCCCTTTCTATAAGGCAAACCTGTCTGGTGATTTCGAAGTGCTGTCTGACAGCTCTTCACTGACACCTGGCAAGATCACTGCTGATCAACAGATCGGCGTGATCCTGCACCGTGGCCGTGCTTTTGAGGCTCGTGACCTGGCTGCGCTTGCAGCTGGATCTGACCCGATGGCCGCCATTGGAAGCAAAATCGCTGATTATGTGGCCCATCAGCGTCAGAAGGATCTGGTCAGCTGCCTGACCGGTGCTTTCGGCAGCCTGAATGCCAACGACAGCAACTCCGCGCTGTTCAACCTGTGCATCGACTCTGAGTCAGGGGACACCCCTACCACTCTGAGCCCCCGCACCGTGGCCAAAGCACGTGCGCTGCTGGGCGACCAGGGCGACAAGCTGACCGCCGTGGCCATCCATAGCAATGTGTACTATGATCTCGTTGAGCGCAACGCGATTCAGTACGTATCCACTGAGGATGCACGTGGTACCACCACCACCCAATCTGGCGGCGACCTCAGCAATGCCTTTGGCAACCCTGAAGTGCCGACCTTCATGGGCCTGCGCGTGATCGTCTCTGACGATGTGCAGACCACCGGCTCTGGCTCTTCCACTGAGTACGGATCGTTCTTCTTCACTGCAGGCGCAGTCGCATCTGGCGAACAGATGGGAATGCAGACTGAGGTGGACCGGGACATCCTCGCGAAGTCCGACGCAATGTCCTTGGACCTTCACTACGTCTACCACCCGGTGGGCCTGAAGTGGGGTGTCACGACCACCAACCCGACCCGCTCCGATCTTGAGACCGTGGGCAACTGGGAACAGGTGTACGAGACCAAGAACATTGGCATCG